CCCGCCTTTAGTACCTTCAATGCCTTCTCGATTTCCGCGAGTTCATATGTATAACCATCTAATTTCCTTACGACCATTGGATATTGATCGTAAAGATAATCATAAGGATTATACCTATTCCCGTGATCTCTTTTCACCATCATCATGTCTCAAACGATCTTACGTTCGGAAGAGACACGTCCCTTCAGACGCTCTTCAATTCGAGTAATCTCAGATTGAACAACGGATGAAATTACCTCATTAGATAATCCAGGACCTAGACGACCTCAACCAACAGATTGAAGTCAACTAAGAAGTGGACGACCTAATGGGGACGATGGATTTGAAAGCATTAGCAACAGATTACGAGATCTAGACGCAAGTTTAGAGAACCGCTTATTCAGCGACCCTTTCACCTTGTACCCATATCCCGCAAATGACAGAGCTTGAGAAATATTAAGCTTGTACTTACGTACAAACTCAATACTCTCCTGAAGATTAAAACGTGCTGCTATGACCTCTTTTAAAGGGATCATAGAAGCATCTTTAGGAACGAAGAAACGCTTAGCGAACTCTCCAACTAGCTTATTAGGGCTAACTAGAGACTTCGCTAAACCGACCTCGACACCTAAAGATTGCATAATCTCCAGGTACTCTGCTGCCACTTCTGCTTCCCCGATGATTACATCATCACCAAGGATAGCATAAAGAGTAAATCAGCGGTACACCTGCCTACGTCTAATACAAACGCGATAAAAAGCTCATTGTACCAGGGCGTGATGAGTTAACGCCAACATAGCTCACGATGAGTAAGCTCCCATGGGCTGACCGACTTGGTAATAATAAAGTTTAGACTCAAGATAATATCCTCTTTTAACGAGAAGATCACCTCAAGTTTCTGAACCTCAAATTCCCAAGACCGGTTGAAGCATGATCCTTTGAAATTGAAGTGGTACCCTATCGGTCGCCGCTGACAAATCAAAAGATCATAAGCCCTTGACAGAACGATTCTTTAATAGCAACTTTACAGGAGCTATCTGATCAAACGTTCCATCTTGAGCAAACATGGAAATAGTACCCATTATCCGTTGATGCAACGGATATAAGGCTCACTGTGTAAATGCGTCAACCATCGCGAAAACACGAATTTTACCAGCTGGCTCTGGTTTCAAAGCAAGCTTCCCTAAGAAATTATGTAAAGGGTCCTTAGACCGTTCACCTAATGCTTGAGAAGACTTGAATAAGAAATCAGCTACAGCAGTAGAATTCGTATTCTTAAGTCATTCTCCGAACGTACGGAGTAACTGATAATTTGTCACATTAAACCATCGACCGGCACTTTCAGATATAGCCACCTGTGACGTTGAAATCACAGGGGACTCCATCTGAGCAGTTACAGGCGAGGATTTTGATATTTCAAATTGATCAGCCACTAACGAACGAGCGAAATCCGTTCATAGGTCAAATTTTCCCCTTTTATTCCTACAGGTAGCTTGATACAAGAGAGGTGAAAACCCTCATGTACCATAGGCCACCTTATAGAAATAATCATGGATAAAAGACCTAAAATGGATAATGACTTCCCCCGGTATAACTTTCCCAGGATCAGTGATAGTGTTAGTTTTAACATTACCAGGAAATCCCAGTACGCGATAGAGACCTAAAAGAGTCATCCAAAAACGAATAACTCGAACATCACCGGATTTGATTAAAAGCCGGTGGTGACGAGGTATAA